TCTCAGAGGCGCTCAACCTCTTCCGCACCACTAACCCTGATCAGTACCTCGCAGTCTACGGAGCGTAAGCCATGGAGCTTCAGAACATCGTCAAGTCTTTCATCTGCGCCTCGGCTGTGACCGAGTTCGCCATCGTCGCTATCGACGCCAACGGCAAGATCGTTGTCGCAGCCGACGCCACCTCTCCCGCCGTGGTCGGTGTGGCGCAGCGCGCCGCTTCTACTGGCGATTCCGTTGAGGTGTGCGTGTTCGGTCTGACTCGCGTGATCGCAGGCGGCTCGCTGACCTTCGTCTCGACGCCTCTCCTCGCTGTCACCACCGACGGCAAGGTCAAGAGCGGGCTCGCCTCTGGTGACTACGCTGTCGCTCGCGTGATGCCCAACATCAACCAGGTGAGCGCCGCTGCGAATGATCAGCTCGTGGTGCTCTTCACCGGTCCCACCACCGTCAACGCCTAAGTCGTAGGAGCCTCACAACATGGCTAGCTCATACAGCAATCTTCATCCTGTCGATCAGATCCTCAGCTCGCTCGTTGTGGAGGCTGTGCCTTCCGACGCGCAGCTCATCGCCGACAAGCTCTTCGAGAACATCAAGGTTCCCGAGCGTTCGGGCACGCTCCTCATCGAGCAGACCCGCAACTTCATGGGCGCTGGCGCTGGTCTCGACCTCGAGCGCGCTCCCGGTGCTGATCGTGCCGCCATCGGTGGCTTCGATCGCTCCTCCACCACCTTCAAGGCTAAGATCTACTCCGCCAAGGATTCGATCGCCATGGAGGACATCATCGACTCTCAGTATCCTGGGAGCGAGGAGCAGCGCATCGCCAAGAAGGTCGCTCGCGTGATGAAGCTCGCCAAGGAGAAGCGCGCCGCCGACCTCCTCTTCGGGACGAGCAACTTCACCAACAGCACCTCGACCGCTACCTTCGGCGGCAAGTTCAACGCCGCGGGCGCCGAGCCTCTGAGCTACCTCCACCAGCTCAAGGACACCGTGTTCGCCTCGGCTCATGGCATCAACCCTGACACGCTTGTCATGGGTCGTGACCTGTTCCGCGCGCTTGCTCGCAATCCCGAGGTGCGTGGTTATGTCGGCACCTCGAGCGCCGGCATCGCTTCTGGTAACCTGATCCTCAGCGACGCCGCGGTGAAGCAGGTTCTCTCCGATGTGCTCGGCATCCCGAACATCATGGTCGGTGAGGCTCGTATCGACAGCGCCGTCCCCGGCGCTTCGGCTTCCGAGGGCTACATCTGGACCGCCGACAGCCTCTTCCTCGGCATCCTGCATGGCTCTGACGCCATCGTGCAGAAGGGCGGCAATGTCAAGGGCATGCCTGTTGCCGCGCTCAACTTCGAGTTCGGTGGCATGGTCGCTGGTCAGTATGACGATCTCGGCAAGATCCGCCGCTATGTCTACGCTGAGGAGTGCCACACCTTCCAGGCGATCGACAGCAACCTCGGCTACATCCTCACCGACTGCCTCTAAGATGCGCTGTGAGTGTGGTCGCACCGTTCAACTGCTTGCAGAGGGTGACAGCGCCGACAAGGTAGCTGTCTCCGATCTGACCGCTCAGGCGAAAGAGCAGTCGGGCGATCGCGCCGCACTCACAATGGCAAAGGTGGAGGAGCTGCGCGCCGAGATCAGGGCGGCGGAGGTCATGGCGCGGGCTATGGGACAAAGCAGGAAGAGCCTCCTCGATACCCTTGAGGCGGCTCTCTCTATCTCTTCTCCAGAGTTCCTCCTCGGTCTCCCGAGAGAGGCTCTGGCGGACTTCGTATTGCAGGCGGGATTCGGATTGACGGTCGATGATTTCATCGAGCAGTCTGATCGGGTTGCCGCCGCCGCGCTCGAGGCGATCCAAGTCTTGGAGCCAACAGCCACAACAGCATCAGTCCAAGCACAACTCGACTCGTTTCGCGTTGCGGCGGTCGACGCTGTGTTTCAAGATGTGATCATTCCCGACACCACCAAGGCTGTTCGTGAGGCGCTTCAGGGCATGACCCTCGGCGTCTCGCTCACAGCGTCTATGGGTCGGCTCTCAGATCAGATGCAACGATCAGAGGGGCGTCAGCTCACCGAGCTCAGAACCAAGATCGCCTCCTATGGTCGGCAGGTCACCGCAGCTGTCGGTGAGAGCGCAGGACTCGATCTCTACCTCTACACAGGACCACGAGACGGCATCACTCGTCAGTTCTGCAAGCCGCTGATCAACAAGGTTGTTGACGATAAGCAGATGGCGGCGCTGAACAACGGTCAAGGTCTGCCTGTGAAGCTATCGGGCGGCGGCTACAACTGCCGCCATTCATGGAGCCCTGTGTCGCAGGGCTTCGTCGATGCGGCGAACCTCACGAGAGCAACAGCCGCCGACATCGCCAAAGCTAACCAAGGAGCTTGAACATGCGGAAAGCTGTCACCGGTCAGACCTACCTCCTCGAATGGCTTGCTCCTGGTCCTCTCACCACGGCTCCCTCTGTGGCGTTCAAGGAGGAGGGTCAGACCTCAGTCGTGTTCCTCACTCAGACGCGCACCGCAGCCTCTGTGAGCGCCATCGCCGCCGACCGTCGAACCCTCACCGTTGACTCACAAGCGACAGGGCTCCAGGCAGATCAGACCAAAGCGTTCTTAGTGACGGCAGGTGACTCGATCTATCCTGTGATAGTGACGCGCATGGTCGGCACGACGGCGATCCTTGCCGAGCCCCTGCCTCGAGAGATTGACCTGTCGAGCGCCGCCACACTCGACTTCGCCATGTGGTATGGGAACGCGCCGTCATGGGTCACCGACTCATCTGGCTACTATCCAATCGAGGTCACCTACACGCGCGACATTGGGCAGGGCGCTGAGGAGCGGCTTGAGCGTGATCTGCTCAAGGTCACGCCTCGACCGTTCACCACCGGGCTCGACCATGATGGGCTCGTTGGCACCTTCCCGCAGCTCGCCGACATGATCCCTCGCCGACAGACCTCATTCGCAGCGCAGATCGCCGCGGCGCTCGAGGAGATCTCGCTGACCCTGCGCGACCATCTCAAGGACAAGGCGCTCACCGAGGACGAGGTGTTTAACGGCTCTAGCTTCATGCTGGCTCACGCCTACTGCACCGCGGCGAGGGTCTATGAGGCAGCTCTTCAGTTCGACACCGCGACCGCCATGCGTGATCGTTGCACCGAGCTGATGACCCTTGCTCTCCGCCTGGTGGCTATCGACAAGGACGGTGACGGCATCGTTGACGAGGGGGATCTCGACAACGCTCAGACAGGCGGCTCGGCGCGTGACCTGCGCGCCTCCTTCGCCACCTATGTCAAGAGCCCCAACGATAGCTTCTTCACTCCCTCTCGAGGGATGAGGCACTGATCATGCCGATCCGCGCCACGATCAAGCTCAACCTGCCCGCGGCGCTGTGGACTGCTCAACAGTCTGCCGCGCTCGCCTCCAATGTGGTCGCGTCGATCAAGATGAGGACATCTGAGGGGCTCGACACCAACGACAAGCCATTCAAACCTTACAGCAAGAAGCCGATCTACATCGCCATGAAGGGCGCGCGGCTCAAGCCAAAGGGAGGGCGCGTCTCAAGGACAGGTCGGTCGATGTTCTTCGCTGGTGGTTATCACGAGTACAAAGCCAAGAGCCGCAAGCATGGCGCAGGGTCGAGCGCGCTCGTTGACCTGGTGGCAAGCGGGATCTTGATGAACAACCTTGTTGTCCTCCACGCAGACGCTCGCCGCTTCGTCATTGGGCTCACTCCCGAGGTGCGCTACTATGGTTATGCTGTGAACCAAGATCGCCCCTATATCGGGCTGTCACAGCGCCAGGTGGACATCGTAGTCAAGGCTGTCGAGCTTGATCTGATCAACAACTTCCAAGGAGGTCGATCATGAGTCAAGGCATCTTCGCCGCCTGCGCCAAGCTCGAGAGCATGATCGAGGCGATCACTCCTAAGACCGACCTCCATCATGGCTTCACGGCGATCAACGCTCGCACCGGCGGGAGGGTCGCGCCCCTTGAGGCTCGGCAGCACACCAACCGATCTTTCGAGATCCGCTTCGTTGGCTTCACGATTGATGATGGCGCAGCTGCGCTCTCTGGTAGGAGGCGCGCGCCGCTGATCATTCGCGTCAAGTATGAGGTGCCTGCTGAAGAGCACTACCTTGAGCGTCTGATCAACGAGGACGCCGCGCTGATCCTGCGCGCAATCAAGGGTCCAGACTACGACCTCAGCACAAGCGGGATCGTCTCGGTGATCCCCGGTGACCCGACCGCCGAGCCGATCCTCGATCCGACCACAGAAGCAAGCTATCTGATCCTCTCATTCCCCTTCGATCTTCTTTACTTGGAGGCTTGATCATGGGCGTCACTCATCGCTCTCTCAGCGTTGCCGTCGAGAATTCTTTCGGCTCGCTCTCATCTTCGACCGGGCTTCCCGATGCCTCTGGTCTGACCTATGTCTCTCTTCCCTGCGAGCGCGATCCGATCATCATCTATGGTGACGCTGTGGTCAGCGAGCGCAACGACGCGCGTGATGGCTCGTTCGGGATCGCTCCCGAGCCCGACACCGTGTGGTCGAGCGGCGCGCGTGTTCGCCGCCGCACCGGCCAGGTGCAGATGAGGATCGACATCACCACCATCGGGAGCGCCGCCGACACCTACGCCGCAAACTACATGGGCTA